GGTGGAGGTGTAACAACCGGAGGTGGAAACGATACGCTAGCCAAAACATTGTTAGTTTCTTCTGGAGTAAACCCAAGCGTGTTTGTTGCGTACTCGTAAAGCTGTGAAAGCGAGAATCCTTGGTTAGCCCTAGCCTGCGTTTGGCTAACAATATCATTGAAATTAAGCCCGTTATAAGCCTGTCTCTGCGGTGGTTCTGGCGGTGGTGGTGGTAATGCTGGTGGTGGCGGTGCTACTGGCTCAGGAGGCGGTGGAGGAGGTGGTGGCGCAGGAGGTGGCGCAACAGGCTGCACAATAGGGAAGTTGACGCTTGCAAGCGTGTTTTGAGCTTCTTGGTCTGTAAACCCCAATACGTTAACTGCATAGTTGTAGAGGTCTTGTAGGGCAAAGCCTTCGTTAGCACGAACCTGGGTTTGGTTTACAACCGAATTGAAATCGTACCCGTTGTAAGGCTGTCTTTGTGGTGGTTCGTAAACTGGCTGCTCGTAAACCGGAGGTTCGTAAACCGGAGGTTGATAAACTGGAGGCTCATAAACTGGTGGAGTTACAACAGGAGGTTCGTAAACAGGAGGAGGTGGAGGAGGTGGAGGAGGTGGCGTAGGTTCTGGCGTAGGCTGTACAGGCTCAGAAGCACCAATGTAGTTCAGGATGTCTGAATAAGAAATACCGTATGACGCAGCCATATCCAAGAACCCTGGAACATTGGCTATGCCCCACTTAAAATCTTCTGGACTACCAAATGCGCTTAAATCCATGATTACCCTGGTATCTCAATATTAGACGTAATGCCAGCACCAACCTTCATAGCCTTCATTTGCGCTTCTGCCTCGAACTCCATGCGCTTGAGTTCCAGTTCGGCTAAAGCCTTCTCTCTTGCAAGCTGAATATCGGCCATAGCCTTTTGACGCTTGATCTCGATATCCGCTTGAGCCTGCGCCATCATCATTTGCACCGCCGGATCTGGGCCTTGTTGTTGAGGTTGTGCAAGAGCGGCATCAATCTCTGGTGTCACAGGCTTGAAGAACTCAGCCGAGTCCGCAAAACCAGCCGCCTCAATCAGCTTTCCGAGCGTCGCACGATATTGCGAGACAGACACTAAAGGATTGCTCGGCCCGTACGCTTGAATGATCTGCTCTTGTTTTGCGAGAACCATCGAGAGCATCGCCATCTTTTGCTCGATATTCCCCGTACCAAGTCCGACATTCACTGTGCAATCGTACTGGTTCGACCACTCTCGCGGGTCGTACTGAACATACTGGCCGCGCATCCGAATGATGACTGACTTGTCCTGGTACTTGCATAAAAGATGTAATAACCCTTTGAATAAGTCTTTTACGCCCGTTTCACTAAAGACTCTAGCAATAAGCTCGATCTTGCCTTGCGAGGCTTGCGTAAGGGCTGCTATGGCCGCAGCAGTCACGTTCTGTAGGATGTTTGGATCTAACCCTTGGGAAGCCTCTGTGACTCCAGTACGCTTAGCTTGGATCGAATCCAAGTACTCCATGAAAGGAAATACCTGCTGTGCAACAGGATTAACTGTAATTGGTACAAGTGCGGCGGGATTTTTCATTCTCACCACGCCACCAGGAGTCACCGACATAAGATCATCGAGATTAACCTGACCTTCTACAGCCCCCATCCTGGTATTGTTCTGTAGGTACAGGTTATCAAGCATCTGCCTCGTTAGAGTAGTCTTGATAAGTTGGAGATCGACTGTACGATCAGCAGGGCAATCCCCAAAGAAGCGATGAGGTATCGGAATAGGACAGAGGGTGTAAAACGGCACATAGTCGGTCTCTTCGTTACTTAGGATCTCATTCCCAGAAAAGTGAACCCGTCTAAGTTCTGCAATCCCGTCTCCGTCGTAGTCAGTCTTTAGGTAACACTCAAACACTTCAACCGTCTGCATGGATTTATCGAGACTCGGCTCCATGTAAGGTTGTTCGTCTCGGTTGTATCGAGCTATGTACTCAACAGAAAATTCAAGGTCGTTGTAAACCGGAAGGTTCATCACGATCTCAGGATCAAACCCCATCGAGACAAGATCCGACCTCGTAATGAGTTTCCTGTGCGCGACAAAGGGCGTATCTCGAACGGTTTTTCCTGCCTTAGAGATCAAGAACTCTTCGGGAGGCACGTTCTCAACCTTGATCTTTCCGGCTTTGGTTTTCTTCATCAGCGCGACGTTATGGACACGCATGACTTGACCGTCAATATCCTGCTCAATCGTCTCTTGTGCTGCAATCTCCATCGTCCCGTCTGACATAAGCATGGCTAGCTCGTCGTCTGTCAGGTTCGCGTACTGTTCCTTAGTGACGCTTATCGAATCGTCCCAGTAGGCTTTAATGACACCGACCTTCTGAAGGATTGCGTCCTTGAACCAGTCGTGCATGATCGCAATCCCTGGGTTCTGCTTCATGAGCACCCAGTTTGTGTACTCGGTTGCTTGTTGGGCCAAAGGCTCATCGCCTGGGCCTACAGGCTCGAACACACCAATCTCATCAGCAGAAGTAAAGAGACGCATGAGAGGCGGGAGCATCCCGTCTACCGCTTCTGCAACCTCACCCGTAACGATCTGGCTGCGACCCTCTACCTCGTTCCCGTAGGGATCACGCATGTAGGCAGTAAGCGCATTCTTACGCTGCTCGACCGTCTCGGTCTCCAAGAAACCTATCGCGTTATCAATCTCACCTTGGAGAATCGCCTTTAATCGTCCGTCATCCATTTAGACCACCCAAGATACGTTAGGTTTCAGCGGCTTAGACCAAGATGTTGTCTCGGACATACCAACTGCTAAATACCGAAATGCGTCAGAAGCATGAGATGCCCAATCGTGAAGAGGCTTATCCCAGTAAACTTGACGCTTATCGTCGTATTGTCTCCGATAATTGCGTAGCGCGTCCACTCCACGCTTAGTCTTAGAGTCGAACCAACAAAAGGGAATCAGCCTTCTCACGGCTTGTATCCCATCGTCAACACCCATTCTCGGCACAATTGTGATGTTTAGCCCTGCTTCTTGTAGGAGTTCCAGCCTAGATCTTCCTGAGCCTAACTCCCTTACTTGCACATCGTGAGGCAGTAACTGCTCGGCTAGTTCGTAATGATTTGTTCTCAGCCAGTTCACATACCAGTCAAGTCCTTGGCCGTGGTTCTCTACAAAGTCAATGAGCCTCGTTTCTAATCCCACTCTTTGACAGACCCAGATTGCAGTGGAGTCGCCTATGCCTAGATCCCAGGCACAGTAAGTCTTAGCTAAACCATCGACAGGGATGTCGTGGAATCGCTCAGACGGTAGCTCATTAAGAAGCTGTCCGTAGTAACTTCCTTCGATTGCTGAGTCAAAGGAACACTCAAACTCCTGTAGATACTTGTCGTCCCCCATCTCGGACTTGGCTGCATCGAGTTCAGTCTGAGGGATAAGACCAGTTTCGGACGCTCGGAACTCAAGCAGTGCCCAATCGTTATGCTGCTCTGCATGGTCTCTTAAGGTCTTGAAGTGGTTGTTTCCCTTTGGGGTTCCGAGGAATAACGCCCATCCCATTCTGTCCGATAAGGCCGGACGAACCACTTCCGACCAAATTTTAGGGTTCTGGTCTCCAAATTCGTCGAATACAACCCCGTCAAAATACTGTCCTCTAAGAGAGTCTGGGTTATCAGACCCCGCAAGCTGGATGCGTCTGCCCCAGAAATCAACCCTAAGTTCTGCAATATTGGCAACGCCGTTAAGGGGCTCGGTAAACTTGAGCAGGTAATCCCAGATGACTCGCTTGGTCTGAGAGTAGGTAGGCCCGATAAACGCATATCTTGGAGCCTCCCTTTGATTCTCTATTGCGGACTTGATGATGTGGTTGACAGCAGAAACCGATTTTCCGCATCTCCGGTGAGCAACAACGACTCCGAACCGCTTGTCTGCAAGCGCATGGTGGATCTGTAGCTGTTGCGCTCGCGGTGCATACGGAATGACTATTCTGGTTGCGCCCATGTCACTTGTAAAGCAACTGGTTGCCCGTCCTGGCCTGTTACCTCTGTCCTTGCTAACTTGGGTATGTGGTACTCGATAGCCCTCAAGTAAATATCGCAAGCCTTTTCTGGGCTCTTCTGCGCTACCTCATCTAGCCACAAAGCAAAACGAGGTGCGTTTAGTTCTGCCATCTTTGCAATGGCTTCCCGTACTGCCGCAGTAGATTTGTTAGGCGCACCCTTCGGTCTGCCCATTCCTGCGTTTGGAGGAATCCATTTGTTTTCCACTGTATTTTACTACTCCATTGTTGTTTGTTAGCAACGCTTTACATGCCTTCTTCATCTCTGCGACGAAGATACTCTAAGACAGCAGGACTAAGTAAACCGGCTCCTACTGTACCTATTCCTGCTAGCAAATCCGACTCTTTTGATCTTGTTGGATCAAATGCGGCAAACTTACTTCTAACTTGATTAGGGTTAAAAACAACCCCAACGTCAATTAGTTTTGCTGGCCCAGCCCCTGGGTCATAAGTATTCTTCAGAATTACAGCGTCATTACCTTGCCTTATAGCTTGGTCTAACAAGTCAGCATAAGTCTGGTCTCGATAAGTATTGCCCTGGAAATCATAATAAAGCGGGTTTTTATATGAAAGAGCAACAGGCATAACATTGCCACCTTCAGACGTATGTTCCGCAAGAGCCCTTTCGTTTTTGATAGACAAAAAATCGTCAATCTTTTTTAAGGCCGGAGAAGCTGCTTTTTCTCCAACCAAACCAACTATCTCTTTTTTAAGACCAGAGAATTGCTCCGGCGAATAACTGTTGTACCAACCATAAGGCATCAAAGACTTGACGGTTTGATCTAACCTTTCAGCCTCTTGTTGAGGGAGTTGCTTTGAATAAATAGCATTTTGGATGCTACTAAGCATTTCATCTCGTGCATCACCATATTTCGCAACGAGCCCTTGCATTTCCTGCTGCCTTGATATTTCTACATCTTCGGCAATGGTCATTTGTTTTTCGTACTCATCCCAATTTTGTTTTTTTTCTGCGGCGCTGGCTTTTCTCATAGCCTCTTTATATTGCCTTGAGCCACCCATTTTTGCGTAACCAGAGGCAGTTTCTGCGCCATGACCTTCCATAGAAACGGTATTCAACTTGGCAATTTGCTCTTCAGGTATCCCAAGTCTTTTCAACATATCAACGGTCTTAGAGTCAGCAGGAGACTTTGCAAGCATTTCCTGAGGAGGGTTTTGCGGATCTCTTGCGAAGAAAAATCCCTTTCTAGCACTTTGCGCCCCAGTCGACTCTCCAAGCAAATCTTTCCTAAACGATGTTATGTCACCCGTAGTGCCGTGATACCAACCATGCTCAAACCCTTGTTGCAATGACCTTGTGTATGGGTTTGCGCTTTGACCTATTTTTTCAGCAGCCTCTGCCGCCATTTGCAAATTAACTTTTGGCGAAACAGCACTTATAAATTGACCTGCTTTGCCTGGAGCCTTGATAACACCAAGTCCGGCAGCAATCGGAGGAATGTTCGCTAGTGCCTGGCCGGTTCTGTAACCCTCGCCGCCCTCGATAATTGGGGCCGCTCCAAACAAACCTCTTCCTACGTCGGCAGCCTCTTGGAATACTTGCATACCTTGGCCTTGACCGTAGCCAAGCAAAGAACTAGCCCCGCGCGGCAACTGTTCCGGCAGCGGAGGCAAGAACTTCTCTTCGTCCAGCAGACCCTTTCTGCGCTTCACTTCTTGTTCCTCGCCGAGATTGCCTTTGCTTTTGACCTTGCATCTTCCTTACTACTTGCACCCCATGCCTTTAGACTGAGTAAGAGTCTAGTAGGGCTACCATCAGGTTTACGCTCTGGCCCTAGCATGTTACCCATTCTCGCTAAGAAACTCGCTCTACGCGGGTTATCTCCGCTCTTGACCGGAGCCTTCAAGTTAGAGCCAGGGTTTGCAGCCTCGTAAGACTTCCGGCCCTTTTCATTCAGGCCACCCTTAGCGTTCTTACCCTCTTTGCGAGTCCAGGCGGCAGTCATTTCTTTCTCTTTACACCGGCTTCAGAAAGTGCAATCGCACGAGCCTGGGCAGGGCTTTTTACAATCGGGCCACCTTTGCCTGAATGTAGCTTGCCAGCCTTGAACTCGTTGTAAACCTTACTGATCTTCTTCTCAGCCTTGGTCTTTTTCATTTCTTCCTCGCTGCTCTCATGTTATCCACAAGATTCGGGTAGGGTCTGCCAGCAGATGCGGCCATAGCCTTAGCGGACTTCTTCTCAGACTTGGAAAGAGGCTCACTCTTCCCCAGTTTCTTCGGCCTCGCCTTCTCCCATATCGCCTTCTTCATCGCCCATCTCCCAAGAAGCGCAAGACTTGTCCGGCGCACACATAAAGTTCCACTGATGACAGTAACCCGCACCCTCTGGCAGGCAATCCTCCATGTCCATGTCAAAGTATTCGCAATTACCGCAACGTCTTTCCTTGGCCTGACTCGCAGAGATACGCCACTTTGCGCCTAAGTCTCTCCAGAACTGAGTATCGCCCTCTCGTTCAGGGCCATACATTGCTTTCTCTTTTGCAATTGCCTTGTTCTCTTCGTTCAAAGCCTCGTCTTGCGTTGGAAGCGGACAACTCTCGTCATCTTCATCGCCTTTAATAACGATCATTACCTTTGGGGAAAGCAAGCCTTTCATTTTTTAGCCTTTTGTGGTTGTAAAGGAATGCCTACTTTCCTGTCATACCTGATGGGTACAGGAGGCACTTTCATTCGGTAGGGAGACGGTAGTGCTTTGCTATCCCTGGTTCGTTTGCCCACATCCATAATGCTGCCTCCTTGATGTTCTTAGAGTCGTCCTTACCCACCGTCTGACTGCCTGCGTGGTGGACGTAACTCCTTGAAACAAAATGCTTAAAGTCACATACCGTAAGTGTATGACAAAAGACGTTATCTGAAAACCAGTTGATGGGAGGAAACCTGACCGATTGGAAGGCTTCCTTTGTGATGTAAGCAAAGATCGGCGCAATGACGCTCGTTTCTTTGATCGTCTGTTCTTCGGCCCATTTCAACCCATTTCTAGCCCCACCCTCGAACCGGATGTTCTGGGCTTCCAGGATATTGTCAGACCTCGCACCTAAAACACCGATCTTATGCCCTGCTTTCTGTAGATGCTCGGCATCCTCAAGAATGAGTCTATAAGAGTCTGGAGTCAGACAGATGTCGTCGTTGGCAATGATGACTGCATCGTGGTATTGGAATGCGTCGTCCATGATCCTGTTGTAGGCATCCCCAAAGTTACCCGACGAGTTGAGTACCCATTTGTAAATTCGCTCGTCCATTGTCTCGGTTCTGCTCGACAAATAAATAGGCGTTTCTTTGGCGTATAGACGGATGCTCGACAACGTGATTTCAAGACTTGGACTCCCTACCGTACAAATGAGTATCGGAACTTTTTTCATACTCCGCCATCCTATGGTGGGCTACCACCTGAAAGTATTTGTTATTCATGAGGTTTTCTGTACACACATTGACCTCTAACCCGTTTCTGTCTGCGATGATCGGAAACGACAGCTGATCCTGGAGCGTCCACTTCATCATCTCAATCCACCAATCTTGATTTGCTTGAGGATTGATGTAACTCCGCTTCCAACATAGAACCCCGCCAGCAATAAGACCTGCGTCCTGCGGCCACCCCTGATCCCTATAGTGCTCGACTTGAGCCAAGATAGGTTGGTCTTGATACTTGACCATGTTCCAACACTCTCCAGCTTCTTGGTAGATACAAGTCCTCCAGGGATGCTGGAATGCCGCCATCGTATCTCCGGCTTGGTCGATCATGTAGGCCACAAACTCTTGACTTGTGATCCTTATCGACCCGTCTATCCAAATCACATAATCCTCGGCGAACTCCAGCTTGTCTGGAAACACCTTGAACCACTTAGCATCCATGCGCGTATCTGAGAAGCGTCTACTTGTAATGACCTGCTGCCATCCCTGCGGCTCTTTAGCACTATCCAGGATCGCGTAAAAGGCCGTAGGAACGCTTTGTTTGACCGCGTAGCGCAACGGGTCATAGTTGCCAAAGATCGCCGTGTAGACCGCCGCTTTCATACAAAAAAACGCCCAACATCGCGTCGGGCAAAGGAGGGGAAGGAGCCAACTTTCATTTTAACCCATACCTTATTTCTTTGAGAATCTCTTCTGCTTGCAGTCTTAGGTCTATTGCTTTCCTGTGTAGCTCTACAGACAGATCGACGATTGCTAAGGCTCGCTGCTCAAGCGCACTTGTTGACTGTGCCTGCTCGATGATGTCCTGTGCTGCACTCATAGCTGCTACTTCGTTTAGATTCATTGCATCTCCTCTGTTAACAATTTCCATGCTGTTGCTGCCACTGCTGGAACTTGGCCATTTCCAAGGGCCGCAAGCTCGTCCATCCGAGAGGCCATCCCATCAACCACGCTACCCATTCCTGGTTCAATCTCGCGGGAGGTTTGCTCGGGTTCTCTGTGCCACCACTTCTTGTCCACACAACCGATGGAAGGTCTGAATCCCCTTTCCATCCCTTGCTTGGCCTTCTGGCTGCCGAGTCCGATTTCACGGGAGTGGGCCACAATCCAGATCCGGTCTCTCTGATGCGGAGCTCCAACGTCGGCTGCTCCCAACACTCCCCATCGCGCATCAAACCCCATGCTGGCAAGGTCTGACAGGACTCGGTCAAGTCCTCTAGTAGTGAGCATTGGGGAGTTCTCAATGAATGCGTATCGGGGTCGTACTTCGCAAATGATCCTTGCCATTTCTCGCCACATGCCTGATCGTTCTCCGTCAATTCCTGCGCCTTTTCCTGCTGCTGAAATGTCCTGACAGGGAAACCCTCCAGATACGACATCAACAATGCCTCGCCACGGTTTGCCGTCAAAAGTCTGAACGTCATCCCAAATCGGGAAAGACGGGAGAATCCCATCATTTTGTCGTTGCACAAGTACGCTTGCGGCGTAGGGCTCCCATTCGACTGCACAGACGGTTCGCCATCCGAGCAAATGTCCTCCGAGTATTCCTCCACCAGCGCCCGCGAAAAGAGCCAACTCATTCACGCGACCCTCAGATTGAACGGATTATTAAAGAAACTGATGTCTACGCCTTCTTCCTGCTTAGGTTTCGATAAGACAGGCTTGAACTTCTTCTTTGGCCTGGATACCTTCTTGGCCTCGTATTCGTCCTTTACCCACTCCCAAACACGTTCCTTGGTAAACGGGTCTATCCTAAACGATGTCTTTATACAACCTTTCTTTAGCAGAGCGTTTAGGGAATTCACAGTCGTTTGCTTGTCGATCTTTGTCTGTAGCCTCACTGACTTTAAGTCAGCAGGTGTCTTACGCTTTTTCAGGTAAGTAAGAATCTTCTTTTGCTCGTCAGTCATTATCATCCCCGTATCTTAGTGACCATTCTCCGCTGCGAAGCATCAATTCAAGCCTCGCCATTGCGTTCCATGCAACGTGTGCAGCGTGTAGCAATTGTGTATCTCTGTCGTAACCATCTTCGTTTTCTGCAAGTATGTGCCTGTACATAGCGTTGGTGTAACGTTGTTCACCATGCTCTACAGACAGCCAGCCACCATAAGAATACTTCCTGGCCCCATATTCGCCGACGGCTATCACTGCATTCAAAGCCCTAAACATATCTTCAAACACTAATGATGGCCTTTGTTTTTCTGCGTCTAGTTTTGCCCCTGGAGCGTGTTGATCCAAGCCTTTAGGGTCTCTTTCTTTCATGTTGTGATCGCCACTCATTGATCGCGCCCCTTTAACTTGATTCTTTCAGTCGTAGTCCTGTTACGATATTTACCACTTGTTCTTCTCCTTTAGCTTGGCTTCGATAGATTCCGCAAAATCCAACACGTTCTGATGTGCACAGCAAATGTGAAACTCCACAGCACTGCCACTCGCTTTGTTGCATTTCCAGATTTCATCTGCCGTCAGCCCCACCCATTCACGCTTTGTCTCCAGTGCTTGGCGCAGGGCGTCCATTGCACCATCGATCTCCGCTGGCAGGCAGATGGCGTTTTCACCAATACTCAACTTGTTGATTTCCACCAAAGCCTCTAGCGCCATCTGCATAGCTTCTCTATCCATGATTCTTCTCCTTTAGCTTTGATCGAATTGCAGCCTCTGTTATCAGCCGTTCTGTTTGTTTATCAACGGGAATGCCCCATCGCCCACAGGTTCTGCATTGCCAGTTAATTCGGTCATAGGGATCACGTTTGATGTCGCCGCCAGCATGAAACCAATCACAAGTTTTTTTCGATAGCCAGCTAATCATGTGTTCTTCTCCTTTAGCTTGGCTTCGATTGCTCGTGCGAATCCCCATCTATCAAACCACTCCGAATTGCTTGCATCAATTTTTTGAGATAAATAACTCAAGTCCTGTATCTCTTCATCAGTCAGCCCAACCCATTGCTTTGGCGCAACGTAAAGCCTGTCGCCTAGCTTTATGTCTTTAGCGTTATCCCACGCAACCAGCGGTCTACCGGCCTTATCAAATAAATAAACATGCGCCACTGGATTGACTTCGCCCCATACGCCAACCTCACCAACCTTTGCCAAATCGTCTTTTCTGTTCATGGCTAACCCTAAATAAGTTCTACATGGCAGGAGTGGTGCAGGGTTCTGTGTTCTTTTTCTAGCAACCTCCTAACCCAGTGTTTGATGCCACCTGGCGTATTTATGTCTTTCTGTACATATTGATATTTTTCGCCAGTCCTAATCAAAATAAACATATCTCCTGGCTTCAACCAGCGAACAGTAAATGGTCTATTTTTTCTCACGCCATATCCCCTCTATAAAGTTGCCAAGCATCGCTAAGTTCTTCTCTAGCGATCCTTACCCTAAGCCTCATGTAGTCAAGATCGTCAAGAAGAATTCTTAACTCGTTGGGATGCACCATTACATACGTTGTTTCGTCTGCTAGCTTTCTCAGCAGTGCGTAGGCTTTTTCTTTGTCTGTCATCAAAATTCCCCTTCTAAATTGCGAGGTCTAATTATTTGCTTGAGTTTTGCAACCTGCTCTAGTCCTTTAGTCTTATCTATTGTCATTTCTAGTCGCTGATAAAACGGAGGAGGAGCCTGCCTACACAAAGACCGAAACTGCAGCACGTTAGGAGGTTTATCTGATGGTAAGCATTCCATCGCATAAGACACGGCATGAGGGCTTGTAGAGAATCCAGATAATTCGTGCGCCCAGTTCTCCATAACCTCTTGAATGTTCATGTCTCGATACTGGTCGAGAAAAGCCTTTCCGTAGGTCATGGAAAGTTTCTTAAAGATCGCCTCAATAACTTGTATGTCCATGCCTTAGCCCTCCAGTAGATTGTTAGGCGTGATGTCCTTCTCATGCCTGTTTCTGCCAAAGATAATGTCTAAGGACTGCTTGTAGTGATCTTCCTTCTTAAGATCGTCTGTAACCCAATCAGCCTTGAACCCTTGCCAACCCCTAGCGCAGCACATCTGCAAAGCCTTCTCAAGCGTTAAGTTTGCAAGTCCAGCCTCTCGCCTAATACCTTTCAGCGCAGTTTCGGTAAGCGGTGACTTCTTAGCCTTTCTGATAGCAAGAAAGTCATCCCAAACAGATTCGCTAACGTCACTAGGGCGAAGCGAGCTTGCCGAGCGTTGTTTTATATTTGGTTGTTGGTTATTGGTTATTGGTTGTTGGTTATTGGTTGGTTGCACGGTCGTTGAACGGTCGTTGAACGGCTGTTGAACGTCCGTTGAACGCTTGTTCAACGCTCGTTTAGCGGCTGATGCTTTTCCAGCCTTAGAAGCGGCTTCCAATTGCTGGTGATAGTGGGCTATCTCCCTATCGCATCGTTTGTGATGCCAGCTTCCTTCCTCTAGTGTGAAGAACATGCCTAAAAGCCCCGATATGGCTTGCTCCTTATCGCGGCCATTGACCTTCATTGAAAGTTCGTGCAGTGAGTTTGGAAGCGGCTTTTCTGTGTCGTAGTAAAGCCAAAGCAACTTCATGTAGATGCCAACTTCTTCGTTGGTTAAGAACGATGTGTCCTTAATGAAGTCACCAATGTGGTGTTGGTAGTAGTGCATTTGTACCTTTCATCAAAGGTTGCCATCACTGAAGAAGCATTTGGCAGGCAGGTGATGAGGCTGCTTTTCGGGAGCTACCCTAGCCAATGCGGTGAAACAAATAAGAGTCTAAATCAGATCTCCACAACCTTGCAAGTCCACCCTTCTTTCAACTTACCCCATCCGTGAACCTCTATCTTCCAGCCTGCTCTCAAGATAGCCGGTAAGTGCTCACTCTCTGCAATCTTCTTTAACCGAGCCGAAACATTACCTCTTGAGGTCGTCTGTACTAAGAGCGTCTCCTCGTCCTTAAGACAAAGGATGTCACCTATGCCAAACAAGTCCTGTCTGATCCTAGCCCAAGGGTTCCAGTGCTCGACGATCTGACACAAGTAGCCACGCTCACGAAGCGCAGCTAAGGACCTCTGAGTAGGACTTACCGACGAACGGCGTTTCTTTTTGGTATCAGCGGCAGAGATTGTCGTCACGATGACAGTCTTATGGGGTTGATAAGCCTAAGATTACTCCATCACAACAAGGAGCCAACATGGACGTACAGATCGCAACAACAGATTACGAAAAGTTATGTATCAGTGACTACGAGCAAGATATTTGGATTTCTATCTGGCATATGAAAGCTCACGCATCTCTACATCTCAACAAAGAGCAAGTAACGCAACTTAGAGACGAACTTAACAAATATCTGGAGGCTGCATGAGCGTTGACTACGATGCTTGGCTAGACAGAAAACTTTACGAATACGACCGCGAGAGGGAACAAAATGACTACCAACAACAGTTGGAACAACAGGAGTACGAACTTGACGAAATACAAGCCGACGAGGAGTGACTGGATCTTATGCACAGCATTAGGGATTTGCTACGGAACACTGCTCTTCCTGTTCATAAAGTAACGGAGCCAAACATGAAATTCAACGAACTTAGAAAGATCAACGTAACCGAGAAGGTCGAGAAGAAAAACGGCCTTTCTTACCTGTCCTGGGCCTGGGCCGTGGATACATTGTTGCAACACGATCCAAACGCCACCTGGGAGTACAAACCTCACCAGACGTGGAATGACACGGTTATGGTGTTCTGCGAGGTCAAAGCATTTGGAGTCTCTCGCACTGCACAACTTCCGGTTATGGATCACCGCAACAAAGCGATCTCGAACCCTGATGCGTTTGCAGTCAACACTGCTATGCAAAGGTGTCTAGCTAAAGCTATCTCGCTCCACGGTATAGGTCTTTACATCTACGCTGGGGAGGATCTGCCAGAAGAAGCAAAAGAAGATCCGACAGACTACCTCAAAATCGTGAGCGAGGCTGAGAACATGGAAGATCTGAAGCAAGCCTTTACGACAGCTTATAAGGCTCTGAAGAACAATCCTGAAGCTATCAAACAACTTGACGCAGCCAAAGAACAACGCAAGAAAGAGCTAACAGAAATCAAATGAACAAACAGATTCTTGATGCTGCCAAACGCTCAGGAGTTCTCATCTCTAACCGAGATGAGTTCCTGAGAGCATTAGACAAGTTTGCTAAATCGTTTATCCCTAAACCTCTAACAAACACGCAGATGGCTTATCTAAGAGAGCTTGACGACTGGATGTCACTCAACGATCTGGCTAACAAGTTTGGTTGCACACCACAAAATGCCCTGAAGATGATTCGTGCTCTGGAGGTTCGCAAGTTGGTTACGAAAGAAAAACTCTACAGGAAATCCTGGGCTTACTACTACAAGAGAAATCAATCATGCAAGAAATCGTAAAACGCACGATTCAACAAGCCATCAAATTGCTTGATGCGTCAGGCGTTAAGTACAAAATTATTGATCAGGACGGAAATGAGTTTGGTACGTTGACTACTTCCAGCCCTAAAAAGACAAACAAAAACTATGTGCATCCGCCGGGAACAATGTTTCGGTATTACCACCCTTTAATCGAGGATATGAAAATAGGCGATGTTGTTGCCATTGAGTCAGGTGAGTTCACAACAAAATCGTTGCAAGGTGCAATTACAAGCTGGGCAACAGCAACGTGGGGCAAAGGCTCTTACACAACTTGTGTCGTTGGATCAAGCGTCCAAATTCTCCGTTGCTTATGATCGAAAATAATGAACCTAAACACATTTGAAGAAGGACTGCTTGACTCGATCCAGACAGAGCGATGCAAGAAACTGCTCTGGTCTGTGATTCAACTGGCAGTCGATGATGCTTGCAAAGCACCCTACAAAACGAGACCGACAGACGACACGATAACCGCTCTTAGGTTCCTATTCGGAGACCTACACGAGTCTGGGCTCGACAATTATCTGATGTGGCTTGACGTTGATAGCAAAGAATTCAAGAGACGCATGGTCAATGCCATGTTCTCAGAGCGTCACGATAAGTTCACCGACTTCGAGAGACGAGCCTTCCGAGCTAACTACAACTGGTATTTGAGAAATGAGATCAATCCTAACGACTGAGACTGACCGTAGGAGGGTCATAGAGGCCATAGAAGCCGTTGAACTAGGCTACATGGTAACTATTACCAAACCACCTCGAACAGCGGCTCAGAATCGGTTTTATTGGTCGATCTTGACTGCCTGTGCTGAACAACTAATGGGCCAGCAATACACTCAAGACATCTGGCACGAGTGGGCTAAGACAAGGTTTCTTCCCTCTCGTGTTGTTGAGCTTCCTGGAGGCCAAGTAAAAGAGATCGAGCCTTCGACTGCTTCGCTTACCGTGTCTGAGTTTTCTGATCTCGTAGAGCAGCTCCTTCAGTACGCAATCGAGAAGGGCTTAGTCTGGACTGACGAGATGAAGGATGCTGAACTTGACTTAAGGAAGATCAATGTACTCAAACAAAAAGTTGCTTGAGGCTTGCAGGCATTTGCCTTGCGGATCTTGTTTCTGTGAAGATGGAACTGTAGTCGCTGCTCATAGGAACCAAGGCAAAGGTATGGGCATCAAAGTATCTGATGCTTTAGTAGCATCTCTTTGTTTTAAGTGTCACTCATACTTAGACCAGGGAAAAGAAATGTCTCGTGAAGAACGTCGAGACTTCTGGAACCAAGCGTACATAAACACGATGCAAGCAATGATCGAACGAGGGATACTAAAGGTGCAACATGGAACAAAGAACTGATGATTGGTACAAAGCAAGACTAGGCCACCTAACCGCTTCACGGGCCTCAGACGCGCTTGCGAAACAAGGTACGGCTACGCGCCGTAACTATCAGATTCAACTCGTTACAGAGCGTCTGACAGGCTTACAGGGCGATTCATTCACGAATGCAGCTATGCAATGGGGCACTGAACAGGAACCTGTTGCCAGAGCAGCCTACGAAGTCCATACAGGCCATTTTGTCGAGCAGACAGGGTTTCATACCCACAAGTCGATAAAGTGGCTTGGAGCGAGTCCTGATGGGTTTGCAGGGTCTGGTTTGATTGAGATCAAGTGCCCCAACTCAAACACTCACGTTGACTATCTTTTAGCTAAGGAGGTTCCCACTAAATACAAGCCACAAATGCTCACTCAAATGCTCGTGACAGGTAGAACTTGGTGCGACTTTGTGTCGTTCGACCCAAGGCTTCCTGAACATCTACAGTTATTCGTCGTTCGTTACGAGCCAAAACAGGAAGAGCTAACCAAGATCGAGGCTGATCTAGTTGCCTTTCTCAACGAAGTTAATCAAATGGAGTTATCGCTATGCCAAAAGAACTAACAGGAAGTATCAGCAAGAACAAGAAGAAAGAAAAGGATGTTCACCCAGACTACCGAGGTTCAGCAATGATTGGCGGGGTTGAATACTGGATCTCAGGATGGGTTAACGAGGGTTCCGACGGAAAGTATCTGGGCTTAAAGTTCCAGCAGAAAGACGGGGAAGCTAGACCCGCTAAGACTAACAATGACGAGGATGTGCCATTCTAATGTTAAGCGTTCATCACCAAACCATGTTGAAAAAAGCGTTTGCAAAGCGTCCTGCAAACATTTCCGATGACTCTCCGGTCTTAGAGAGGGTCATTCACATCATTAAGTCTGAGGCTCCTGAGTGTTTCTGGAAGCCTTCAGAGTTGGAAAAACGGAGGTTCTTCAATGCACCACGGCCAGGAACTCCTCACGAGGATGCGGTCTATCCGTTCCCGAAAGGCTTATTATGAGCAACTGGAAAGAGTTAATAACGAATCAGACGATGAAAGATCGCTTCAGACCCGTAGAGGAAATCTGGAGGGAACGCGGCTGGATTCCACCATCAACAGAGTGCCCAGACACAATGGCAAAGCACAAAGCGTTTAAGGAGTGGTCGATCCGTGGCATCGTGGATCAACCTTATCAAACAAGTTAAGTCGTCTGATGTTGAGGAGATAACGGCAGCGTATAACCAAGCGTTGCCGTTTGTCGTTCAGGACTGGGCAAAGATGATCTTAAAGTTAGCTAAAAGCAAACGACTTCCGATCATCGAGAAGATTGACAGAATACACGGTGACAAGATCGGCCAGATGGTGCGAGACGAAGTTACTTCGCAGCACAAAGATTTGCGTAAGCCTGCAAAGCGTTAAATTTGACAGCTACTTGGTCAGCTTCTGCCGCCATTCCTGTAAGAGTTTCTGCACACGCTCGGAAAAGTTCGCGCTCTGTGGTTCCATAAGTTCCGGTGCCGGAGGCGGTATTTTTGGAGGCTGCTGAACTACTGGCAATCGCGTGGCGCAACTGCTCAAGCTCAGACAGGTTATCAGTAGCAATCCTAGCAACTTCACGTTTCGACTGTGCATATTTGACCTCTGCTTGGTGTTTCTCTGCGACAAGACGTTGTTCGGTCTCTCTAGCTTGCTGCTCTAGCTCGATGATTTGGTTTTGCTGCTCAATCATGGCTTTATCTAGAGCAGACTTGCCTATACTGCGACCCATCCAGGCGGCAGTGCCGTGTGTGAGAACGAGCGTAACGATAAAAGCAACGAGCCGCCAATCAGTCATGCTTTCATCCCTATGCACTGTCGATATTCGTCTTGCCTGCGCTTGGTGAGCCCTGCAAGCGTCTTACCTTGGAACTTGTCCCATTTCAGTAATTCTTTACAGGCTCCAGCGTAATCCCTGGCCTTTAGCTTCTTTACCAGCGTTGATTTGCAAGCAGCACCTGATCCTACGTTGTAGGCCCATGAGATATAGGCCTCCCATTCGTGCTGGTGCAATGGTACGTCACCGATGCAAGCCTTCATCTCTGATTCAAACCGGCTTACATGCTCACCAAGCCTAATCAATGCCCTAACCGGATCGGTCTTGTCTGTGGGCTTGACGTTAGTAGCGTCACCGAATCCGATGGTTAGCCGGTCGCCTTTGACAGGGATGATCGGACGGTCGGAGTAGCCTTCATGAACAGCAATACCGATGAGGGCCGCTGCACTTAGTGATAGTGTTGCAATGGCTCTACGCAACGGCTTGACCCCTAAAGTACGCTGTTCCCTCGATAACCTCAACGAGTTCAGGAGGCAAGAGTAGACCATCTCGGAAACACAAGACAGCAAAGCCTGAACACCAGGGAACGGGATTGTCCTCGATGTAAGAAAACTGACCACCATCAGGATCAGCGAGCATCCCTGTAGATACGCCGTATCTACGCCCTCGATAGTCACCCCATCCTTTAACTTCTAAAAGATGGGTATGCCCTGAGACCGTAGAAATACCTGCTTTCAAGGTGTTGTTGTAACCGGAGTGGATACCTGAATGTTGAAGTCTATGCTTAATCATGCAGATGTCATTGACCATCACTGACCAACTGACAGACCACTCAGGTAGATGATCTTTAAGTGTCGTTCCTTGGATACCTTTGTACTCAGGAACAGATCCAGCCAATCTTTTGTCAAACCGTATGTCGTGGTTGCCTGTGGTTCGATGCAAGAAAGTACCTAGACCTTTACAGGCCTTGACGATCTGATCCATATGCCACTGAACTGCTTCAAGTTCATCGCGTAGGCTTGTGACTGGCTCCCAGTCCATAGGGCCATACTTGGAGATAGTTCCCCCGTCGAGAATATCTCCGTTTGCGATAATCGCTTTGGGCTTTAGGGTCTTGATGAGTTTTAGGAGAGCATTGAACCCCGCGGAAGGTTCTCCAGGCATGAAGTGAGCGTCAGAGAATACGATCACATAGCCTTCAGTTTCTAGCGTCGCTCGTCTACGATTTTCGGGTAAGGTAAAACGAGCGTCTTTTGTAGGAAGAAGGATGTTGTATTTCTTCTCGATTGCCCTTCGTCGCTCGTACACATTGCGAAGAGTAAGACCGATACGGTCTGAAATCTTAGTTGGGCTTCCTAGTTCTTTCCAGACTCTGATGAACTCTTCATCTTCTGCCTTTTTTCTCACTCCAAGCTCCGCGCTCTATGCTCTGGATCATCTTCCTGGGAATCACCAAAGACTGAGCAATTGCGTCGTCAGTCAATGACTGACAAATTTTCACGCCCTGCTTGGTCTCTGCTAATAAAAAGCCTATAGAGACAACAAGCGGGACTTGAAAGTCCTTAGCTTTCTCTGGGCTATCACCCCACCCAAGAGTGTCGTGGCAGGCATCTTCCCAAACTACTTTAACTATCGGAAGATTGTGCTTCATTCTTCTTATCTTTTATGGCATGGAACCATTTCCAGACAAGCCAGCCTGACTGTAACACAATGTAGAGCAAGGTTGCAACTGCCACCCATTCATTCAGAGTCAGACCGCCAACAGTCACGGCTGTTGTGATTGCTACAGGAGGAGCAGCCTTTGCTGCTTCTACGAGTACGTCTGACTTCTGTTCGGGTGTCATAGCTGAGAGGTCGTTAAGTTAATAACTTGGCTAGTTGTCAATTCTGCCAAAACTGGCAATTCTGGCAAAGTTTCCGGCATAGTCTGCCAAGCACTCTCTACCCAAGTCCTGCTCTCGTGCTGCCAATTCCACTGATAACCTGCCCTGTCTTGTGGCTTAGGATCTCTGATGATCCATTCCCAGTTTAGCCATACAAGATTCTTGCCTTCAGGAATGTCTGTCGGTGGTGGTGGAACCTCTTGCCAGCCTTCAGTCTCGTCTGGCTCAGTAGTTGGTACGCTTCCGTATTTAGTCCAGTATTGCATGGTTAGCCTCACAGTGTTGGGAAGGCTGATGTCGGTACAGTTGTAACCGTTCTAGCGTATCCGTTTGTGATGCGGACATCTTGTATGTAGCCACTATACAAATCACCGCCTGTCCGGTTTGCGCCTATGTACATGGAACTTGTCTGCGTAAAGTCAGTGCTAACCGTTCCGGTTCCATCGTTAACGCCACCAATGTAAATCTTGGTTTGATTGGTGCTTGTGCCTTCTCTGACTACAGCAATGTAAGTCCACACATCTTGCGAGATGGTTCCTGTGGAAGTAATCGTGCTTGTCCCATAAGTAAACACAACTTGATTGCTAGTATTCAAAGAAACAAGCCAGCCCGTTGTTGATGTACCTTTGGCAACCAGACCTCTAGCCGATCCCAAAGCGGCAAGCCTAATCCACATTTCAATTGTGAACGGAGCAGTGCCAAATCTTTGAATAGGTTGGTCTGCTTGTATCCAAAGATAGTCAGTCCCAGTCCCGTCAAAATAAATACTGCTACCACCAAATTTAAACTGAGTAGTGCTAATCCGTACACCGTTAACCGTGTTGTCTAGCGTCTCCAGATCATTCTTGCTTGTGGCATCGTAGATACCAGCGTTGGTGAAGTTGAGTAGGAGGGAGGTGCCTGAGATTGCAGTGAGAGGTGCTGTGGGGACGGTTATGGTTGAGTACCCTGTTCCATTTAATACCCGCAGCCCATTTATGTAGCCGTTTAAGTAATATCCATTGACAACATCGGTTCCGCCAGCCCTGCCTCCACCAATCGAAGGGAATGACAAAGCATTGATTGCTGCTGAAGTTGTTGTTGACGCTTCTTGATTTCCGTTAATAAATAATCTCAAAGTCCCGCTTGCTCTTGACACAACAACGTGTGTCCACGTATTAAGTGAAACATTATTGGTTGACGTTATTCTTGTTGTCCCAGACGAAGCAAACAAAAAATCTAATTTTTGGTTAGTGTTAACACCAAAAACGTACGCTCCTAAAATATCGCCGTTTCTAGTGTCAATAATCGTGTTGTTCTGCGAAAACGATAAAAGATAAACCCACGCCTCTATCGTGAAGTCGCCGCTAAAGTTGTACGCGGCATTACTAGCCGCTGTCAAATAATCCGTATTCCCATCAAAATACCCTGACCCACCCACTGCGGTGGTTGTATAGACTGCTGTAGGGGCGAAGGGAGAGAAGGCGACTACGGTTGGTGAGCCGTTGGCTGTAATAGTTAACGGGCTTGACGCTGGTGTGTTAACACCATTGCTATCCAAGAACCTGTTTGACTGTGCGGTTAACCAAATAGTCTCCGAACCTTGAGGCGGGTTAGTTCCTCCTGTTGTGCGTGTCAAGGGCAATGCTGGAGGAGTGAAGTTTGATGTATATACAGCCCTTCCAGAAGCTATGCGAAAGTTTGAAATATACCCAACAAAACTACCAGTGGCTGAAGTTCCTATAGCACCAAGATACCCAATAGCGTTATACCCAAGTGTTGATGTATTTGTGGCTGTCGTAGATGACGCCACACCATCTAAATAACATTTAATATTTCCACTTCCACTTCCGCTGCGAACCAAAGCTATGTGATGCCATGTATTTGCTTGCGGAACCCTATCAGTGATTACAAAATTTGCTGAAGCAGAGTTTAAATAGATGCTAATGCCTGTTCCTGGATTTACATTAAGTGCAAAATAATTTGTGCTTTGTTGAACGAAGGTAGAGGCATCTCCTGTTGCTAGTTTATAAAACCAAAACTCAATTGTGAAGTCGCCGCTATACTGAAGTGATGCTGTTGCAGCAATTGAAATTGATTGACTTCCAGCAAAATAATTCCCCCACCCAGTCTGTGAAAACGGTGAGAACGTACCCTGCGTTGTGTTGCCGTTGCGGGTGATGGTGAAGTTATTGGTACTGCTGTCTAGGAAGGTATTGTTCTGAGCGCCGTTAGTTCCGTTGCCAGGAAGGAGCAAGGACACAAGGTTGAAATAGGTGTCCTTGACTGCGCCAGAGACACCCGCAATAAGGGCGTTGAGTATGCCTGTCATAACAACCCCTTAGGTCAAGCCGTTACCAGAGATCAACCAAGTCGTTGAAGTCATCTTGATGGCCGTTGCGATACCGTATTGAGCAAGGCTTCGTGACCCTGTAGATCCTGTGCCTGCGAGATACATGGTATCGCTCGTGATTGCAATCGTGACAACCTGCGAAGTCATGTTGATAAACGTCAACACCGTACCCGTTGCATAAGCCACCGAAGCATTAGCAGGGATCGTGAACGTTCTTGCGTTAGCGTCGGTCGAGGGATGGAAGATAACCTTCCCCGCATCAGCAGCAACCGCCGTGTAAGCGGCAGACTGCTCATTGATCGGCGCGTTTAGGTAGCCAAGTGTGTCTGCTGACGTTGAATCAGGTAGCGTAATGGTTGCTGATACGGAGGTGTTTGGGCTTTGTAGCGTGGTCGTACCAGCGCCAGAAGCATTACCCTGAACTTTAAGATTGCTCATGTCAAATCCTTAACCAAAAATTAACCAACGCTGGTCTGTACCAACAGTCACCGCAACACCTGTATTGATCGTGACAGGGCCAACACTTGAGCCGTTATAGCCAGCTGAAAGACTGTAGTTGCTTGAAATTGTGATCGCGCTTTCAAGTATAGTTGCTGCACCACCACCGCCGCCAGAAACATTCACGGTTACTGCTGATCCGACAGCCGTGGCTGTTACGCCAGCACCGGTAAAGTTGAATGATGATACGGCGGCTGTAATTTGCGTACCTTCATCACTAACTGGAATAGTAGCCGCGGCTGTTGGCGTTGCCCAAGTTCCATCGCCCCGCCAGAATGTCGTCGATGAGGCCGATGTTCCTGAGTTAAGGTTAGTAACTGGCAAGTTGCCAGTCACGCCAGTAGATAGTGGAAGCCCCGTGGCGTTTGTTAATGTGGCTGAACTTGGCGTTCCTAGCGCCCCACCATTAACAACAAAAGCACCCGCGGATCCAGTGTTTACACCTAACGCTGTGACAACGCCCGTTCCTGTTGTTACAGTACTTGGCGCAGCACCCGCTCCGCCACCAACCATCAGCGCATTTGCTGTTAATGCACTAGAGCTTGCCCAAGTTGTGCCGCTTGAAAAATAGGGGATACCGCCTGACGTACCAGCAACTGTTAACGCTAAAGTTCCCGATGTTGTAATTGGGGAGCCTGCTACACTAACAATCCCACCTGTAAAGGTCTGCGCTACTGAAGTAACCGTACCCGATCCGCCGCCACCTGAGTATTGGGGAATGTTTAAGGTATTACCAATTAAAGTTGCTGCGCCCGATGTTCCTGTGGTGGTAAGCGTAATAGGCGCCTGATAGTCCGTCCCTGCCGTCGCAGCCGAAAGCACTCCAGTAGTTGCTTTCAGTAAACCCGTCGTAGTCGCCGCCTTAACTAGTTCACCTGATGCGCCATCAAAAAGAGTAATCTGCCCGTCCGTCGCAGATACAGGGCCAACAACATCACCACTACCACCGCCAGCAAGCGCACGAATCTGGATATTCACACCGCTCGCAGGTGCAGTGTTGAAAACAACATTGGTCGTTGAAACGGTGTAATCAGTAGTTGGAGTCTGAGCAACACCATTCTCAAGCACCAGGACATTGTTTACGTTTATCCAAGAAAGGCTTGTGTTAAACGTCGTCGTTGTTCCGTCGCCCGTAAACGTAAATGTTGCATACGGCGTACTTGCGCCACCGCCGCCACCAGTTGTCCAAGTTAGATTACCAGTGCCGTCCGTTGATAAGAACTGACCCGATGTACCGTAATTACCGGGGAACGTATACGTTTGTGTTGATGTTGATGCCGTATTGCTTGGCTGAAAACGCAGCGTCTTACTTCCAGATCCGGCATCGTTTGACTGTAACTCTAAGTAGCCGCTAGTTCCAGAACCTGTGTTTGGCGCTACCTGTACGTAGCCTACAAAAGCAGCCTGCCCCGTATCCGTAATAGTCGCGGATGAGTTCTGTATAACCTTTCCAGTTGTGCTATCAAACCTGGCAATAGCATTATCTGTTGAACTTGCCGGGCCAGTAACGTCACCACCAGCCGCCAGTGTTGCGTACTCCAACCCCGTGGCCGAACTATTAACACGTATATATTGATTTGCCGTTCCAAGCGCCGTTAAGCCCGTACCGCCGTTGCTATAACTGAGCGTACCCGTAACCCCTGTTGATAGCGGCAGACCCGTACCATTTGCTAACCCTATCGAGGAAGGTGTTCCTGCGTTACCGTTATAGGTGACAACACTACCGGTCAATCCTGTCGTGATACCTAACGCTGTTGCAACGCCAGAACCTAGTCCTGACACACCCGTGCTTATTGGGAGGCCTGTTGCATTGGTCAGCG